AGAGGGCGTTGACTCCCTGTGCGCTGTTGTAGTAGCCCGTGGTGTTGCTGAAGAGGGCGTTGACTCCCTGTGCGCTGTTGTAGTTGCCCGTGGTGTTGTACGATCCTCCCCCACCCGAGAAGCTGTTATGCAGCGATGCGAGACTCTGCCAGAGCGCTACTCCAGACACCGCGCCGGTCGAATCTTTCCCCGTAACGCTGAAAGTAGAAATCGGCGTTATAAGTTTCGCGCTGATACCAATTGTCCCGGTGTATGTCGCAGTGGGAGTGTAGGTTAGCGATGTCCCGTTGGCCTTCAGCCCTGCCGTCACAGTGCCGCTCGATCCACTAGCAGTTTGGGCCGTCCCGATTGCAATCGTCACCGCACCAGACCCGCCTGCGCCAATCGTCGTCACCGTCTGGTAAAACTGGCCGCTCGTAAATCCCGTGCATGTCAGCGGCGCTGTCGTACCGGGCGCAACGTAATTCGGGAACGTGCCTGTCCAACCCGTGCCGCTGCACGTCCCGCTGGTGGTGAGTTCGGAACCGAGCGAGGCAGAATCCGTCGCCGTGGTGCCTTGGAGGATGTTCGATCCAGGAGACCCGGCAGAGCTTCCGAATGTTAATTGACCAGCCCCGCTACGGATGACGTTAGTGGCGTTCTGGAGATTTCCAGAAGCGTCTCCGTACAGAATCGCGTTGGCCGTGGGCGATCCTCCGATGGGAGCGCCGATAATTAAACCGCTCCCCCCAACCGGAGGATATGCACCGGCATTCGGAAGCTGGCCAAAGGCCGAGGCGCAAGCGGCCAAAGCAATCATCGATAAGTGAAGTATTCTCATTGTCTTTTACTCCGTCACCCAGGCCCGCAAAAGGTTGAAAGCTGTGGTGTTTCCCGCCACGCTCAATTCCGCGAAGTACTCAGAACCCGCCGCGCAACCCGTGAGGTCTAGCGCTAATGGAGTCGCCACCGATCTTCCGCTTGCTGCGGCCGGCGCGACTGTTACGCTCTGCGGGTGCGCGTAACTCTTCGTGGCGGTGCTCCCGGACGAAATGCAAACGTGCTGAACTGAGATCGTTGGGGCCAATGTAGCCGTAGTGCTCCAACCCGTTAGGTTGAATGTGAGTGCTCCGGGCCAATCCGCTAGCAGGTCGAACGAAAAGTATGCGGTATCTCCGCCCGTTCCAAACGCGCGATACCCGCTTGTTCCGTCGGTCTCCGGATAATCCATGAACGTGCTTGACCACAAGACGCGCTTGACGAGCCTAGGGTCGTTTGTTGACACTGCAACGCTCGACGTGGAGGTGGACATGGTGACGCCTCCCTTCACTGCATCGGAGGCTGTCGGTAGGCTATATGTTCCGGGTGGGACAGCGCACCCCTCCGCCGCGCCGGAAGCGTCAACACCAGCCGCGAAATTCCCGGCACTACAGTTGGCCCCATTGGCTGCCAAAGCCGTAGCGGTGGCGGCATTCCCTTCCACTGTCCCCGTGAGCAACCCCGTGGTGTTTACTGCCGGGGAACTGCCGCTCGCCGTCAGGCCATCGTCCACGATGCTGGCATTGCACAACGATCCGATGGTCGATGTCAGCACCCCGGTGGTTCCACCGCCCGACATTCTCGCCAACGCGCAACTGGTCGCGCCCGTTTCGCCCGGAAGTACGATGTGATTCGGGTAGGACGCCAGGGACGCTGGCCCGCTTGTGATCGTGGTCAGTGTCCCAACCTGCGTAGACGACCCGTCAGGCAAGTAGGCCACCACCCCGTAAGAGTAGGTTGTCGAACATGCCCCCACACAGGTTGACGTCACGCTGGGGGCACTTGGGGTCGCCAGCGGTACCACCGTGATGCTCCCGGTTCGAATGGCGCCGGAAGATGGCTGCAACGTCCAATCGCCCGGCACGGAGCAGGTGGTAACGTTCACCGCTCCGGTGCAAAGATAGATCGCTGGCCCGATGTAGCAAAGTGTCCCGAGCGGAGCTGAAATCTGCGGCGGTGTGCTGACGCAGGGGATGGTGCTGAGGTTGACGGTGACACTCCCCGGCTTGGGGACTTGGGCAAACCCTATGCCGCAAAACGTCGCGAAGATCAGGAGTGTCCACCGCATGTCAGTTCTCCGTGTACTGAACCAGGATCGCATAGGCCCCCGAGGTGGACGCGATGGCGACGCTGAAGTTATCCGCTACCCCGCGCGCCAGAACAGTGGAAACGGGGATGCTCCGCCAGGTGGTGATGGCGTAGGGCTGCCCCAGGTTCGTCCCAGCCCCGACGTTCGAAGACTTGTACGCCTGCGCCTCGGAGTTGGCCGTGGCCTTCGACTGCGGAGCCGTCGCCGTGATCGTGGTGGTTGCCGCGGTCCCACTGCGCGAGAGTTGCACCGAGCAGGACGCGCACTCGACGTACACCCCCACGATGGTGGCATTCTTGACCGACCCGGCCGTGTGCTGCACCGTGAGGGTGGTGGCCTGCGTCGATAGCGTCCCGCTGTCGTAGGCGGTGTAGATGGCCGGCTGCGCAAGCGCGATGCTCGCCAGCGCCAGGAAAAGCAGAATGGATTTCATGGTTTGACTCCTTCGTCAGTCTTCGTCGTCTTCTGCGGGCTCTCCGGTCAGGCGGTCAACAGACAATGTGCACCAACAGCTAGGGTGGGGAAGATCAGGTACGGCATCCACTGGATAGGGGGAATTTTCCTCAAGTTCAAGACACGAACAGTCGGAATTGTCATCGTGATCCTCTGAGCATGTCCAGGAGATGGTTTCCACCCCGCCGGCCTGCCACCCATGAAGGTTCCCGCGATTTTCCGCCAGGAGCGCCTCGGTCTTCGCAATCATCATGGCCCGCGACTCGCTGAAGGCACCAGCCTCCTGGATGGCGGAACTGAGTTCCCGCATCCCGGTATTGCGACTGAACGCGTCCTCTATCACGCTGCGCAGGCTGTCGCGCGTGCTCTCTGAAATAGCCCACTGAGCATTCGGATTCTCTACCAACTTCCCGTCGACCCACTTCCGCCCCACCATCTCCGCGGCGCGCTCGTGCGCCCACTTGCCAGCGATGGAGTTCACTTCGCTTATAACGTCCGTGTCGCGGATCTCCAGTTGGGCCAGCGCCTGGTACCCCCCGGCCTCCGCGATGGTGGTGAGCGCCGCTTCCGCCTCGGGAATCAGGTCGTCCCAGTCGATGTGGAGCACCTCATCCGCTTGCGGCGCCTGCATCGCGGCGATTTGGGTTGGCGTCAGTTTGGGCTTCGCATCGGCCTTCGAAACCTTCTCAGCCGACTCACACAGCAGCAGCACGCGCCGTGCGATCTTCGCCGCGGCATCCCGCAGGAACTCCCCCAACTTCGCCTGGAACTGGCGCCGGGCCCGGTCTACCGTGGGGCCGCCGCGCTGGAGTGGGGGCAGGCTGGCGGCCTTGCGCAGGACCGCGCCGCCCTTGAGCACCTTCTCTTCGTCGCCGGGGGCTTCGTCATCGAACCCGGGCCCCTGCTCCAGCCCGTAGACGGTCTCGCCGTCGTCTTCATCTTCCAGGTGCTCGCCGTTCAGCACTCCGTTGGTGATGACGATGATCTCTTCGCCGTCGATCAGGTCCCCCAACGCCTTCGCCACGGATGCCGCGTCCGCATCGTGAGTCGCGCCGACCAGTTGCTTCAGGTCCGCCTGAACGTCTAGCACGTGCTCCGAGACGCCGTGCTCCACCAAAGACGCCAGCGCCGGGTGATGCGCCCCAACCACGTCCCGCAGTTGGCGATAGCCGTAGTTGCTGGCGAACTGCCCGAGCATCTTCTTTTCGTTCGCAACGTACATGCTCATCGGTCACGCCCCATCGCCGGAAACTTCTTCGCCCCTGACACGAACGCGCGCATCTCGCTGATGTTGGTCGGGCGCATGTCGCGTAACCAGAAATTCCGTAACCCCGCCCTGATGTAGTACTTCGTCGGCCCAGCGCCGCGCTTGTCGCAGGCTATCGTGAAAACCCGCTTGAGATTGTGGTCTTTGATGAACTGGGCCTTGTTCGCCTTGGCTTCCTTCTCCTGGTAGACCCTGGAGAGGGTGGGCACGTTCCGCGGCACCAGCGTCTTGACTTCAACCCCGACGCCTTTTGTGGACAGGTCGAACGGTGAGTTGTCGCCGTGCTTGGTGAGATCGAGAGCGCGCCCCACGATGTGCTCCTGGGCGTCCGCAATGTCCTGTTCTGCCTTGCGCGTCGCCACATGGGAGTCGCGCGCCAACTGCGCACGGCTGGAAAGCGCAAGCAACTGAACCTTGCCTGATCCAAAGGCCGCATCCTGCGTGAAGGTGAAGCGCCCAGCCTCATCCCGTGGCTGATCTTCGGAGAACTTGGCCAGCTTTGCCACGACCGCGAACCGGCCTTGTTCATCTCGCTCCTGATCCTCGCTATACTTCGCCAGCCACTCCAGCCCTTCGATGGCCTTCAGTAGCGCCAGCCGGTCAGTAGACGAGTCGAGTGGTTCGTTTTTTTTTACGTCTTCCAGCCCGGCGATGGCTTTCTGGATCTCAACGGTGGCCGCGCGCGGCGTGAACTGCCAGTCGACAGCCTTCTGCAACCCTTCGAGCACCAGCAGCGCCTTCGGCTTCGGCGTCTCATCGGCGGCCGGCTTCGTCTCACCCTTGGGAGGTTTCGCTCCAGGTTCAACGGGTTTCGTCTCAGGGGTGCCGCTTCCCGGGCCGCCTGGGGCGCCAGGCATCGCGCCGCCCTCGGGGGCGTGCTGAGTGATGGCCATCCAGCCGGCGGGCGTGGGCCAGCCCAGTTTGTCCGCCTCGGGCTCCGGCCGCGGATCGCGACCCAGCGCCTTTAGTTCGTCGTTCGGTGACGACATGAGAGCCGTTATCCTGATCTGGGCCGCCGTCGCCGCCTGCACCGGATCGGTCTGAGTTTCCATCGAGAAGCCAAACTCGTACCCATCGAACCCCATCTGCACTTGCAGGATGTAGTTCATGAATATCCTGAAGAGCCACGTCGCCCAAGGCTTCGTGCCCTCTTCTTGCGCCGCCTCTTGATTGCTCTGGCTACTGGCGCGATTCATCATTTTCAGGAGGCGCTGTGGTGACGTCCCGAACGCGAAGCAGATCTTCCGGATGTGCAGATCGTCGAAGGGGTCTGCCAGTGCCTTCTCTTGGGTCTGAATGAACTGATCCGCCCCGTTCTTATTGAACCCCTGCGCCATCTGGAACTGCTGGCGCTCCGCAAGGTTCCCCGCCAACCGCGAGTTCATCCACTTCATCGCGGTTTCGATGTCTTTGATGTCCGTTCCGGGAGGGACGACTTGCAGCATCCCCGGAATAGCGCCGGCAGTGTAACTCAACGTCACGAACTCCAGCCGCTTCATGCCGACTTCGATTTCAGGGGCGGCCTGCTCCACGGGCCCCGACCCGTAGAGGTAACTCTGCAATGTGTTCCGCGGCGCGATGTTCCTGGGCTTGTAGACCAATTGGGTGGTGTCCATGTTCACCCGTGGAATCCCTGCCCAGAGTTGTGCATAGGCCGGCGCCGGCGGCTGGGGAGTGTAGCCATTGGCGTCGATGTAGCGGCAAATCACATGGCCAGGAATCACATCAAGCCGCGCCACGTCGCCCTTCTTAGTCCTCCGCACCCTGACCGCTGGCGCATCACAAACCAGCATGTCATCCAGTAACGGCCGCACCCACTCTGACCAGCAATGCTCGCCATCTGGGCGCTCGAAGAACTTTGTCAGCGTCTCGATGTTCTTGTCACCGCGCGCGCGCTCTTCAAGTTGGCCTTTCATCTCCCCGAACTGTATGCGCGGCTGGATCTGCCACTCCAACCCGGAAACGATATCCTTGACGTTCTCGATACACCACCAGGCCAGTGGATATTTTGCCAGCCGCTTCAAATCGTCGGCGCTGTACTCTGCGTCCGCGCGCGGCGTGTATGTCAGGTTGGTGGCGAACTGGAACGGGAATGCCAGCGGTTCGCTCCCCGCCGGAGCAATCGGCCGCACTGGTTGCCCTGGATTCGGGAACAGGCTGGTGTCGATCCCTGGAATCACTTCGGATGGCGGGCGATAGATGGCATCGGACGCGACTTGCCCCAAGCGCGTGAGCGCGGCGGAGAGACCGCCGAGGTTTCGAATTGTCGCAAGCGGAGATTTGGCCATCGTTGATTCCTGAATTGAACCGGGCAGGCGGTGCGGGGCGTTGAGCGGCCCCTTGGCGGCTCAGTGGCTATGGTCACTGGGCGCCGGCTCGACCACCGCCTGCCGGGATCGTTGCGCTGCTACCCTAGTGTCATACCCGAGGTATGGCAACACGAACTTGAGCCACCACGATTGGCGATGCTCTCGGGCATCGCTGACTAGCGCCACCTCACACAATGGAGCGGTAGCTGGGCGGATACTCCCAACTTGTGAGGCGCGCACCAGGGCGCCATCTTCGGCTTCGCTTGGCTTAGCCGGTTTCTCCGCCCAGTCCTCTCCGGAGAATGCTCCGCGAAGATCCGCGCAGTGCCGGGCCCCGGATTGGTGAAGCGTGCTCATTGCGGATCTTCGATCACGCACTGGAGTTCAATTGCGGCCCAGCGTATCACTTGATCCAAGAAGCCGCTGAAGGCTTCTTTGGAAAGCGTGGACGTGGACTGCACAAAATTGCGCCCATTCTTTTCGACCATCAAGAACAAACCACCAAGGATCGCATGGACTTCTGAGGGCTCGTAGCCCGTGTGCTCCGAGATCGTCGGCAGCACTACCCCGCGGTAGAAGCGCTGCTGGTTGTCGCTGTGCCGCTCCTGCCATGGCTCGATGTTGATGGTGACGCGAGAACCTTCCAGCGTCCGGATGAACTCAGCCACCCGCCGCGGATCGTACCAGAGGGCCTTGCCGTCGCGAACTTCCGCACTAAACCTCATGCCTTATTCTAATGCTTCAGCGAGCCGTATAGCGCCACCACCAGCGCCCCGATGCTCACCATCGCAGAGAACAGCACCGCCATCCAGGAAGCCTTGGCGTTTATGATCGCCTGCATGTCGCGCAGTGGGCGCAAGTCGGCTTCCACCGCCTTCACGTATTGCTCATGCTCCACGCGACTCAACATCCGCGCCTGCATGTCGCGCATGGCTTCGCGGAAAGAGTTCAGGGTCTCCATCCGCTTGTCGAGCCCGAGCAGGTTCACGTGGATCAATTCCTTGAGCGCGAGGACGTCTCTATCCTGCCGCGCCGTGCGCTCAGCGCAGTGAATCTCGAAATACTCTCGAAGCGTGACTTCCTCAAGCCGATTCATGTCGCTCACTTGTCACCCCTTTTAGCGCGGCTTCTCTAGGTTCTCGATCCTGTAGTTGGCTCGTTCTGCGTGCTGTGCGGCGGTGCGCGCAACACTGTCGATACCGTCCAGCCGTCTGTCCACTTCTTTTTCGCGCTGGCTACACTGAGCCGTAGGGACGAACGCTTCGCGCGCGGCCTTGCTGCCCCGCTCGTATGACTCAGAAATCTGGAGGGCTGTGTCGGCCGGGAGCGAACTGATTTGCTGCGTTAGCGTCGCAAAGCGCCCCTCTACCTGGGCGCGAAATTCTCCCATACGTTCTTCCCTGGAAGCATCCCGTTTAGAAATGCTGGTGAACTGCTTCTGCATGTAAATCCAGATAGCCCCAAGGGCAGAGCAGACGCCCACTATGGTCGCGGAGTAGTAGGCTTCCACCGGGTTTTGCGTGGCCGTAGCTTGTATGGCCAGCAGTAATAGAATCGTCATGTCCATTCCTCTCGCCCACTTTTTCGGGCATTGTCGATGCCTCTATCTTCAAAGGTGAGTGGAGCAATGCGCCGCTCCGTCCCATCGGTCACAGCATAACTTCACGAACGCGCCCACTTGCTCATCCGAAATAGCAATCAGCCGCTCAAGACCCTCCCGCGCCGCCGGAAGCGTTGCCACCGCGCGCGCCCAGTCTTCCATTCCCCAGGCAATCCCGTTGAGCGGGCCGCCCTGGTCCGATTCGACTTGCTCCCGCGTCCGCACTCCATCCGGCACCACCAGCGTTGGGCAGCCGCACAGCGCTGCCAGTGTGCTCAGCGTCGTGGCGTGGTCGTAGCAGATGAACCTCTCGTGCTGGTTGAACACCGGGACCAGGTAATCGTCCTTGCCGCGCCGGTCGTAGTCGTCAATACAAAGCGCATCAGCCGGGTGCTGATCCAGAACCTTGCCAGTCCCTTTGCGCACAGCGTAGCAGATTCCACGCCGCGGTCCACCCATGTCCTTGAATGCCGAGTAGTCCCGCCAGACCGTCAGCAGGCCGCCCACGCGATGCGCCGCCATGGCTGGCGTCCGGTATGCCTCGGACCATAGCATCAGCAGGTCGTCCGGCCCGTACACGCCGTCGCCGCCCAGCAGACCGGGGATGTTCAGTATCCACCGCACCACGCGCTGCGCCTGGAAGGGGTTGCCACAGACGATCTCAGGGTAGATGGCGATCTCATCTTCGTCCACCACCGTGCGCCGGTCTGTTGGCTCGCCCAGCCAGCCTGACGCCGTGCGCTTGCAGGTGATCCGCGCCTCATGCCCCAGTGCCGCCAGCCGATCCGCCAGGCGGTGCAGCGCCAGGCCGCCGCCGCTTGCTGTGGAGTAGTCCCAGCCCCAGATCAGGAAGCGCAGGGGCTCTACCCCAACTGTTGCATTTTTTGCAACGGTTGCGCTCCGCAGTTGCGCCGTCTCTGCGGCCGTCCGGTACGCCTCTTCCCAGAGCCCGATGTTGCGCTCCATGTTGCGCTCCGCCAGCACCCACTCCCGCTGCCACTTCACCAGCGCCTGCCGGTCGCTATCGATCAACGCCACCAGCGCGTTCGCCCACGCGCCCCGGTTGTTCTTCGCTGTGATCGGCACTTCCCCATCATACGGCGGAACGCGGGATGCCAGCGTGGCCGCGCCGACCATACTGTACTCGTAGTGCTTCAAAACGCTCTTGCAGCGATTGAACTCCGAGTCCAGCAGTGGCGCCAGCCCGATGTCCAGGTCCAGCGCAGCGAGCGCCGCCGCGTGTTCCCGCACATCCAGCACAAACGGGTGGAACTCGATCTTCAGGCCGCACTCCCGAATGCGCTGCAACAGCCACCGGAAATCCATCGCGAACGGCGAGTCGATGAACGGCTGCCCGTGCTGCTCTGCCAGCCAGCGGTACTTGTCTTCCAGGCCGCCGCCGGCTGGGATGCCCTCAGCGCTGAGCAAGCCCTGCACCACGAAGGTGAACGGCCGCTGCTTCTGCGCGTCCCGCACCGCCGGAATGATCTTGCCCAGGTCGTTCAAATGGCTTGAACCGCCAGACCATCCTACCCGAAGGCCAGGGTCTCCGGCGGGGCGTGGCGGCGTCAGCGTCGCGGCCGTGGGCCATTCCTCGGGGTCTACGCTGTTCGGCAGCACGAACACGTCGCGCCACCACCGCAACCCCGCCTGTTCCCGTTGTTCGAACAGCCGATTCGCCAGGTGCGGGGTGGTGGTGGTCACCACGTCCGCTTGCTCCAGTATGTAGTCGTAGCGGCCTAACCGGACCTTCGCACTCCAGTACGCCGGGTTGCTGGCGGAAACCGCATCCAGCGCATCGTCCGTCTCGAACACGATGCCGATGCCGTTGGCTTTGCACCATGGCACCGCGTCTTCCATGTCCTTCGCGTCCAGGAAGAAAACCACCACGTCCGGGAGATAATATTCAGGTGCGCATCCGCCGTCCCCGAAGAACCGCACTTCGTGCCCGCGCCGCGCCAGGTACTTCGCTGGAATGAGCGCCCGCCATTTGGCTGGACCCTCGTTCTGCTGGGTGACGAAGAAGAACCTCATCCAGCGGCTTCCATGGCCATTGGATAGTATGGCCAGTACGCCCGCGCCACCCACTCGGATAACTCCGCAGGGATCTTAGCTATCTGAGCGGAGGCGGCTTTGCGGGCAGAACTTTTGCTGCTCATGCGGCGCATCAGGGAACAGTCCTTGCCAGCACCAAACCAATCACCGCCGCCCTTATCCGCACGGCGCTTGTCATCGTTAAACCATACGGGTTGCTTTTGTTGTGCCGCCGCCGCTGACTGAAACGACCGCCCCGGCCCGCCGGTCTTCTCGTGATCGTGGAAGTTCATGCCGGGTACCTTGCGCGGATCTTCGCACCACGAAAGGCTTTTCCGACCACGTTTCGGATCGTCATGGCTGTTGAGCGGCGGAAGTGTGTCCGGTTTGCGCTGTCTGTACGCCCGCGCCGACTCCGCCGCGAATTGCGCTTGCGAAACCACGATGCGATTGCCCACTATGGCAATATCTCCCCACAGGTAGAAGCTCCCGAAGTTCGCCTTCGCCCGCCCCACCCACGGCTGCGCTCCCTTGACATTCTCAACTACCATCGGGATATGATGGCCCGCCGCTTCGGACGCCTCGCGCTGGATGCGAAAGCAAGCGTCAAAGAGGGCCGTCAGTTGCTCAACGGTCTTCG